TCAGACGAGGCGGACGAGTCCGACGATGGTGCTCAGGCTGCGTATGTCGTCGCGTGGGAGGAGGAAAGGGTGATGAACACTGTTGTTTTCCGACACGCATAGAATGCTGTCGGCATGATCTACGCTTTCCTGCACGCGTTTGACGAGTACCCCCTGGCTCGTTTCGAGGACATAGACGGTACCCCATTGGAAGAAGCGGATGTCTGTGATTTTGCGACAAGCGAGGAGGTCGCCACTATAATATAGCGGCACCATGGAGTCACCAGACACCCGGATAAGGAAGTTTGCCCCTTTGTTCTCAAACTCCGGTATGACATAGCGCTCGCAGTCCTCCAGACGTACCCCACCGCCACTTTCGGCAGGAAAACCGGCGACTGCATCGAGCGGTATGAGTGGGATGCCCTCGCTGCTGCCATGGGGAACCTGGTGGGCTATCTCAACAGTGTGCTTAGAAGTCGGCGCATTATTATTTTCTGTTTCCTGAAGCATTGCTCCCTCACCAGTGAGCAGCCATTTAGCATCAATATTGAATTGTAATACAATATTCTGTATTGCAGAAGTGCCAACACTACTTCGCCCTTTGGAGATTTCTGTGACCATAGAGGCGCTAATACCTAACTTTGCGGCAAAATCACGTTTGTCGCTTACTTTTTTATCTCTTAAAAGTGTCTCGTATGCCTCTATAAAACGGGCGGAGACGTCGTTTTTTGCTTCCATAATACAGAATATTGAATTATTTAGCCCGAAAAATTTGGTAGTTAATACAGAATACTGTATCTTTGCAGCGTGTTTAAGATTAAACGCGCGGCCAAAGATAGTGAAAAAGGCCGAGAATTACAAATTTTAGCAATTAAAGAATATGAACGATAAGGAATTTGCATTGAATGCGGCGATGAACAGAATGCGCAAGAAGTTGAACCACCTGACGGGTGACATTGAAAGTTGGAAAGAGGACATGGTGAATGACTATGCAGATTTTTTCCGCTGGCACGCCGATGATCTGTATGAAGCAATGGCCGCAAAGGCGATACTTGAGCCTGTGTATGAGACGGCCAAGGGACTTGGTCTTGCGGCACTTGAGGAGTCTTTGCGCCACAATATAGAACACTTGACAGACGACCTGGTGTATGGTGATTTAGAGCGTCAGAGCACAGGCAAGATGAGCAACATGGCATACGGACTGGAGCTGAAGGCGAAACAGAAGATGATACAGTTCTTCAGTGCAGTTCAGACGGTAATAGCCGAGGGTAAGAAGATTGAAGGATAACACGGAAGCCCCAGAGGCTGCACTGGATAGTCAGCCGCCGCACTGGATAGTCGGGAGGGGCGGCCTCGGATGACGGCGGGAAAGACCGCAGGAGTGGCAGGTTTGCCATGCGCTGGATAGCCATGTGGGGTTCGACTCCCCTACACTCCACGAACAAAAGTAATAACGAACTAAAAACAGAGGACAATGAAAAGAGTGATAACAGTAACCCGCTCCCAGCGGGAGTTTTTGGCAAAGGCCTTCGGCGTGACGAAGGAGATGGTGAGCTACGCATTGAACTTTCACCCGGTGAAGGGTCAGAGCGACCTGGCAAAGAAGATACGCTGCCTTGCTGTTCAGCGTGGCGGTTTTGAGTTGGTGACGGCTCCTGCGAGCGAGGTGGTGCATGACGCAGACAATATGATGCGCCAGCACTTCGAGAACGGCTGGATGTGGGAAGGCGACAAGAACACGGGCGTACTGGAGTTGAAGGACGAGAAAGGCGACGTGGTGGAACGCATCGAGAACGCCGGGATTACAGACATCAAGACCGTGCAGGAGAAGGTGGAAGCCATGTGCTGCGCCACTATGTAAGGAGAGAACCGCAAGAAGGAAAACAAAGACAAAAAGGAAATGGAGTACTACAACAAGATATTGTGCGTGACGTTTGCCGAGCTGACGGGCGGCAGAGACCCCGTGATGAAGGCGAACACGCTGAAATGCAACGTGCAGCGCAGCAACATAGCGTGTGCACGTCGTGGCGGCGGCGAGGGGACTCAGGCACTGTATGTGTGGAGCAGTATTCCGGAGAAGTACAGACGGCGGTTTGTGGCGACATACGGCGACCCAGAAGAAAAGATGCGAGAGGCTATGACGAAGGCAAGCATAAAGATAGATGCGAAGGCGCGTGAGTATTACGAAGCCTACACCTATATGGACAAGGACGGGCAGGAGCGCCACCTGACGGAGAAGATGATAGAGGAATATACTATCAACGCCTCGGTGCTTGGTGAGCTGGAGAAGATGGCGGCAAGACGCCAGGCCATCCGCAGCAGTCTGAATGCTCCGATGTCGGGTGCGTGGGACTTGATACTTGACAGTTCGGAACGTATGCGCGAGAGCTACGGCCACACGCTCCCGGGCACATTGGCGCGACTGAAGACGCGACTGAAGGCTTGGAAGACTGAAGGGTATCAGAGCGTGGTGAGCGGCAAGCTGGGCAACTCGTCGGCCTTAAAGATTACGGGCGAGTTCTTGCGTCAGATTGTGGCTTTGAAACGCAGCAAGGTTCCGGTGTATACCGACGCGCAGCTGTTTGAGAAGGCAAACGAGATAGCCGAGGAAAGAGGCTGGAAGCCGATAAGAAGCCTAAGCGGTATGAAGAAATGGCTGAACAGCCCGTCGGTTGAGCCTTTATGGTATGACGCCGTATATGGCGAGCAGGCAGCCCGTCAGCGTTACGGCAGAAAGCACAAGACGGCACTTCCGACCCGCAGGGACACGCTATGGTATGGTGACGGCACGAAGCTGAACCTTTACTATAGGGACGAGCAGGGCAAGGTGCGGACGACCCAGGTGTATGAAGTGATCGACGCAATGAGCGAGGTGCTTCTGGGCTACTGCATCAGCGACACAGAGGACTATGAGGCCCAATACCACGCCTACCGCATGGCAATCCAGAAGAGCGGACACAAGCCTTATGAGATTGTTTATGACAACCAGGGCGGTCACAAGAAGCTGGACTCGGACGGCTTTATCGGGAAGATTTGCCGCGTACACAGACCGACACAGCCCTACAACGGCGAGTCGAAGACGATAGAGAGCGTGTTCGGACGGTTTCAGGCTCAGGTGCTGCACAAGGACTGGCGCTTCACGGGTCAGAACGTGACGGCGAAGAAGGCGTCGAGCCGCCCGAACGTGGAGTTTATCGAAGCCAACAAGGACAGTCTGTACACTCTGGAGGAGCTGAAAGATGCCTATGCCGCAGCCCGTAAGGAATGGAACGAGGGTGTGCACCCTGCGACGGGCGAGCGTAGGATAGACATGTATGAGAAGAGCGTGAACGAGGAGACCCAGGAAGTGACGCTGCACGACATGGTGGACATGTTCTGGGTGTTTACGAAACGCATGGCGACGTTCACGGACCAGGGCCTGCAGGTGACGGTGAAGGGCGAGAAGCGGCAGTACGAAGTATGCTCATCGCCCGGCGTACCCGACCACGAGTGGCGAAGGAAGCACACCTACGAGCGTTTCATCGTGGCTTACGACCCTTACGACTTTGCAAGCATCAGACTCTATACAAAAGGCACAGACGGCTCGCTGCGCTTTGAGCGGACGGCAGAACCCTACATACTGATACACCGCGCCCTGCAAGACCAGCAGGGGACGGACGATGCGAAGTTTATCCGCCAGGAACAGGAAGCCAACCTTCAGGACCGCATAGAGCGGACGGTAGCCGGCCGGACGATAGCCGCCGAGCATGGCACGGACGCCGAGCAGCAGGGTCTGCACAGTCCGAAACTGAAGGGCACGACGGCAGCCGTGCAGCGGCAGATAGATCACCGAATGGAGCGTTACTCGCAGCCGCCTGAGCAGTACCAGCTGGGAAGACACACGAAATCACTGAGCCTTGACGACTGGCTGGACGTGATGGAGGGCGGTGATGATGGCGACACGCCGAGAATACCGCTTCCGATGGAGAAGAAGATTGCATCAAAACTGTAGAATCAATAAAAACAAACGATATGAACGAGAAACAGAAAGAACAGATACGCGAGGCCCTGCGCCTCTATGTGATGAAATATCCGAGCCAAAACAAGGCAGCAGCCAGTCTGGACGGTACGAGTGCTGGCACGGTAAGCTCGGTGCTGAGCGGCAAGTGGGAGAACATCAGCGACGACATGTGGCGAAAGATAGCCTCGCAGGTGGGGACCGCCACCCCTGGTGCCTGGCAGATGGTGGAGACCACGGCAGCAAAGGAGATGGCCTATGCGATGACTGACGCCCAGGAATGGAAGAACGTGACCTGGGTGGTGGGCGAAGCCGGGTGCGGCAAGACCACGGCAGCGAAGCTTTACGAGCGTGAGCACAGCGGAGCCTACTATATTTTGTGCTCGGAAGACATGAAGCGCAGCGACTTTATCCGCGACATTGCGAAGAAGATAGGCTTGAGGACTGACGGCATGACGATAAGAGACATGCTTGACGCGATCATCGGCGCACTGATACAGACGGAGAACCCGGTGCTGCTGTTCGATGAAGCTGACAAGCTGACGGAAAGGGTGTTCCACTACTTCATAGACCTGTATAACAGGCTTGAGGACAAATGCGGCATCGTGTTTTTCTCGACCTCTTATATCAAGCGCAGGATGAAGATGGGACTGCGTTATGACAAGAAAGGCTATAACGAGATACACTCCAGGATAGGACGCAAGTTCTTCGAGCTGGAGCAGACAAGTCCGAACGACGTTTATGCGATCTGCGTGGCGAACGGACTGACCGACCGTAAGAAGATAGCTGAGGTGGTGAAGGACGCTGAGCAGTATGACTTCGACCTGCGGAGGGTGAAGAAAGGTGTACACAGAGTGAAGCAGATGGACGCTTTAGCGGTGTTCAAATAACATTTAAACGATATGAAAAGAGCGATAAGCGTGAGCGAGCTGCTTGCGATGAAGAAGCAGACCTACAAACTGAGCGACGAGTGGCGCGAGGCGTTTGGCGAGCCTGAGCGGAACGGTGTGTGGTTCGTGTGGGGTCGAAGCGGAAGCGGCAAGACGAGTTTCGTGCTGAAGCTGTGCAAGGAACTATGCCGATTCGGGAGAGTGGCTTATGACAGTCTGGAGGAAGGTTCGAGCCTGACGATGAAGAACGCTTTTATACGAGCCGGGATGCAGGACGTGGCACGCCGAATGGTGCTGTTGGATGCCGAGAGCATGGAGGACCTTGACAAGCGGCTGTCGAAAAGGAAAAGCCCCGACACGGTGGTGATAGACTCCTACCAGTATACTGGCATGAGCTTTGAGGACTATCTGGCTTTCAAGGCCCGGCATCCCAACAAGCTGCTCGTCATCATCAGCCAAGCCGAGGGCACACGCCCGAAGGGGCGTACAGCGGTGAGCGTGATGTTTGATGCCTCGCTGAAGATATGGGTGGAGGGCTATAGAGCCATATCGAAGGGGCGATATTTCGGGGACAAGGGCTACTACACCATCTGGGCGGAGCGAGCTGAAGAATATTGGACCAATAACGACAAGAAGCAATGAGTAAGGACATGAACGACTACCGGCAGGGTGACACGATATACATCCTGCTGAAGAAGATCCAGGCGGAGAGCGTGATGGACGAATGGCTGGAGGGCAACTGGCAATGTGACCTGACGGTACACCGCAGCCAGAAGAACAAAGATTGTGTGGTGCTGGAAACTACCGACCTGATGTTTGCGGCACGGATTATCCAGTGGCACACTTATGAGAAAGTAACATATAAACGCGAGAAACAATGAGCAGTAAGCATCGAATGATATGGCTGACGCCACCAGTTTACGGCAGCAAGGAAGAACGGATCGAGAGCCGAGGATATACTTGCGAATACTGTCATGGTCAGGGCGGTTTTTTAGGCGACCGGAGCAGCCCGAACGACAGCGAATGGAAGATTTGCCCCGTATGTGATGGCAGCGGCAAGATGGACGCCGAAGTGACCATCAAGTGGAAACCCAACAAACGTGAAAATGACAAACAAAGAACCCATAAATATTGACACAATGAAAGTTTTAGACGAGTTGAAAGCGTGGCTGAACGCAGAGCGCAAGGCCCGCAACGAGAAAAAGGCTGCGAAGAAAGCAGCAGCTTTGGTTAGAGAGAGCGAAGCGATAGTTCAGGCACGCGAGTTCAGCGGTGAGGTGTACATTTGTTTTAACAATGTGCCGTTGCTTCCTGCTGACGGCTTGACATGGGAGGTTCCTACGGCACTTGCCGTGGCGAGAGAGGCGTGGCTGAAATGGAAAGAAAAGGAGGCAGAGCATGAACCACGTCGATAACTACGGGAAGTTCTACAAGCTGCTGAAGCTGCTTCCCGGCGCAGACAAGGAGACCTTGGTGCGGCAGTTTACCAACGAGAGAACAGAGCACTTGCGCCAGATGACCGACAAGGAGTATGAGCTTATGTGCAAGGAAATGGAGCGTGTGGCGGGCTACGACGAACGTCGTGCCGCCCTGCTGAAGGCGAAGCGCAAGGCGCGTAGCGGCGTGCTGCACCAGATGCAGCTGTGGGGTGTGAACACGGCAGACTGGAAAGCCGTGGACCGCTTCTGCGAGGACAAACGTATAGCGGGCAAGGCTTTCCGCTTCCTGGACAGCGTGGAACTGTCAGACCTGAACACGAAACTGCGTGCCATGAACCGCAAGAGGAAAGAAAACGAGTAATGAACCCATAAAAAGAAAAGACAATGGAAACAAAGAACGAGACAGTAGACCCCTTGAAGGGTATGACGAAGGAACAGCGTGCCGAGCTGTTTGCACGTCTGCAGACTGAGGTAAAGAACGACCGCATGGCGAAGCGCGAGAGCTACGAGGCGTTGCGTGGGCAGTTTATGCATGACGTGCTGGGCAGAGTGGAGAACTTGGAGAGTGAGGTTTCGGGCTTCAAGAAATGGCTTGACGACGAGGTGACAGCTTTCACGAAACTCATGCGCGAGTATGGCGCTGTGAAGAACGAGAGGCAGCAGAGCTACACGATCACTGACGGGGACTTCAAACTTGAGGTGAAGTTTAACAAGGTGAAGGGCTTTGACGAGCGTGCAGACCTTGCAGCCGAGCGCCTTGTGGACTATCTGAAGCGCTACATGGAGGCGAGCGAGAAGGGTGTGGAGGACCCGATGTACCAGATGGCGATGACGCTTCTGGAGCGCAACAAGACGGGCGATCTGGACTACAAGAGCATCTCGAAGCTTTATGAGCTGGAGGACCGCTTTGACGAGGAGTATGCAGAAATCATGCGTCTGTTCAAGGAAGCCAATGTGGTGCAGGCCACGGCGACGAACTACTACTTCTCTAAGCGCAATCCGGAGAACGGTGTGTGGAGCCGCATAGAGCCGAGCTTCTGCCGATTGTGATGATGTGCTGGCCCTTTTTGAGCCTTTCTGAGCCTTTGGAGGGCGCAAGATGAATAAAGCCACCTAAATATGAGCGATTTAGGTGGCTTTTTGCTTGCGGTTTAAGGGAAAAAGTTTATTTTTGCAGACTATGAGCAAAGGACGAGACAAGGCACTGATAAGCGCAAGAGACAGAAAGCTGTTTGAGCGCTATTACTATTGGACTGAAGTGAAAAGACTTCGGTTCGATGACGCATTGCAGAAACTCTCGTCGGAAGAATTTTTCATCAGTGAAGGTCGTATCATGCAGATAATCCGCAAGATGATACGCGAAGGCGAGAAGGTGGACGGCGCGGAGCTGCCAGCCGTTGGCTTCAGCGGTTTCCGCGTATCACCGAAAGCGAAATGCGACGCGCGGCAACTTTCACTTTTTCCGTGACAACGGACTCTGATACCGTTGTCTTATAAGTCATTTCATAAACCTTTATACCATGGCTGAACGTGTAGAAGCGTGAGGCTGTGCGTACGAGAGCACCATCATCTGCAGGGCGAAAGTTCTGCAGGACGGTATGTAACTCATGGCGCAGAGCGTTGCGCTCATTGATGCGTTCGGTTGTGTCAGAGCCATAGTGCGTGTCATCGTAGCAGTCTATGCAGAGGCGTATGCGTAATGTACAGACCCCCTTCTGAATGCCTGATGCGAGATTGGACCATTCAGTTTCAGGGGCATCGATGAGGACGCACGGGAATGTGATGGGGTACATCTGGCGTTCATCGTCGGTGTCGTCGATGTTTTCGAGTTGGCCGTAGTCCTCGTCAACAAGCGAGAGCGCAGGAATGGACGTAGCAATAAGGGGTATGAGTTCAGATATTAAGTATTCCATTTTCTATACGTTTAATAGAGTCGTTGATAATCGTGTTAATTTTCTGTTTCAACTCACGGCTATCGCCCATGAACTGACGCTGCGGGATGCGTGCAGTGATGCTCAGTTTGGACTTCTTGGTGAGTGCGAGTGCACGCCACTTGGCGGCTGTAGCCGGGAGCTGTTTTGGCAGCTTGCCCTTGCCCTTGACACCTGCGAGAGCATAGACCTTGGCCCATGCGAAGCGACGCATGCGCTTGGTGACAGATGGGTGTGTGTTGAGGGTGCCGCCATTGTTGTGTATGGCAGCATAGGGCACTGGGTTTGTGACCGTGACCTGTCCGGGCTGTGAGGAGTACTGAATGGATCTCATAAGGTGGTCACGGCGCGAAGTGAGCGGCGTGTACTTGGCATCTGGACCGCCTTCACGTTGTCGTTGTGTAGTCTTCCATGGGTGTAGCCCGTCGTCACGCCAGCCTGCATCTCGGAAGTTTTGCTTGAAATGATTGACGGCTACGATGCCCACCTTGCGCGGCAGTCGGTCGCGGACTTCGCGCTCTATGTCGTCCTTGAGACGGACGATGCGCTTTTGGATTTCTTTTGCGTCCATGGTCAGAGAACTATTAAGTGAAGAACTATGGCGGCGACGAAGAATCCGCTGACAATTTGCTTGTAGCGATTGGACGCTGCGAAAAAAAAGAAAAAATTGTTCATAACGTTTGTTTATTAAATAATTATTATTACCTTTGCGATGTGGGGGGAGCGTTTAATCCCGTAAGGGACACGTCCCCCATTCCAGCCAGGGTTTTCACTCTGGCTTTTTTGTTAATATTATTTTTTCTTTGTCTATGCAATAAATGTACTTGAAGAGACGATACTGCGATGTGCCTTTTAGTCCATTGAATTTGGCAAATCCTGTTTCAAAAGTCTCACGGTCAAAATTATCATTCGGGAAGAAAATTACCGCTACTTCAGCATCTGGTTTTGAAACGCAGTGCTTGAGAGCTTGCCGTATGTTATTGGCGGTTGCCGTTTCAGCTCCTGCAATCTCAAAGAGCATATCGTCCCATGTGCCTTCAGTATTTTTATGATTGAGAATGGTATGGTCCTCTTTTTCTAAGATGACCTTATGTCCATTTCTAAAACCAATGTCCTGCGCCGTTATCTCATACCAGCCTTTCTTTTTGTCTATATTGTGGTCAATATGAGTGGCTTTTAACCCCATACTCGTTTCATCGAAAAGGACATCCTTATAAGAAGTATTATTGCTATACTGCAGAAATTCTCTGTATCGATCGTCTCGCTCCTTATTTGGAAATGTGGCGTTGATTTTCGCACACTCAAAGCAATGCTTTTTCTCGTTTTTGAAAAACGCTTGAGCCTTATTCTTTACGCCCTTGTTGAACGGACACGCTACGCAGGACTTAGGGAAATAGGGATGGTCTTGTGAGAAGGTGTGCCCATCCTTTCCGGGATTGTTTGTGAGTCCTGGCTGTGGAGCTTCGCCAGCGAACTCCGCCTTCAGTTCTGGCGTAGGAGGGTCGTCGGTCTGTTCAAGTGAACACTTGCAGTTCCATCGGTCGCCGGGGTGGTGTTCGTCCCAGAACGGGTCGGAGACGGGCAACGTGAGCTTTCTCTCCCAAAAGGCGCGGTGGCTGCTCTCGGGCTTTGGCGACGTGGTTGGCATCCAACGGAGGTTGGGCATAACATCAGCATCGCGGATGAACTGCTGCCAGTCGGCGGCATTATGGGCACGTATGAGAGCCGTGTCGTACTCGGTGCGCAGCCACGCGCCGACATAGTGGGAAGATATACTTTTTACATCGTCAGCCCACTGGCGGAACGGTTTTAACGTGCCGTCGGGATTGAGGAGGCGTGCCGCCATTCGCTCGGACATGGAATGCACCTTGAAGGCAGCAAAGACCTCGTTGGAATGACGGAGGGCGGCGAGGAAGCTGTCACGATGTGTAGGCGCACTACTCTGCAGCAAGCCCGAGACCGTGGCCTCGTTGAGAACGCGCAGTACCTCGCGCCACATTGTAGGCTCGACGGCACGCGAGGTGTCGAAGCCGTTGTATATGGCACGGAGATACTGCTGCAGCACATCGGTGGAGAACGTGAACGAGGGTGCGACATTGTGGAAATGTCCCGAGCAACAGGCACATGAGCCGTCGTAATAGAGCCTATCGATCAGAAGTCGGAATCCGCCCCTGGCAACGGGGCGAGCCCGAAAAAACCTCTCAAATGGTTTTTTATCGTTTTTTGAACGGTGTTTGAGCCGTCTTTTTTGTTGTCCTCCTTATGGTTGTGCCCATCATCGTCTGGAGCGTTGAGCGCATTACGCATGGCGGCCCTCTCCGCTTCCTTCTGCGCCTTGAGCTCGTCGTAGTTGTCGGGCTTGGCTATGCAGAAAGTTTCGTAGAGATAGTCATCGTCGATGGGGAGTCCCATGGAAGAGAGCTTCTGCACGATGTCGATTTGCTGCGATGGATTGATTTTGTCCTTTTTGGCATAGACGAACTCGCCACCCTCGACATTGAACCCGAGGTCGGCGAATATCTGCCGCATGTCGTAGTTGAGAATGTCGAGAATGAAATCGCGGTCATCGGCGTTCATTTCGTCCTCTTCCTCCTTGTGCACCTCACCAAGCGCTTGTGTTCCTGTTTCTTTGGCATCGGTTGTGAGTGTATTGCCGAGCACGCGGATTGAAATTTTGGAGTCCCAATATTCGGCAAATGTTTTGTAAAGCTCTGACGAGCCTGACTTGTTGGCCGCCTCGATGAGCGTAAGTTCGGAATCCTTTGGGTGTATGTAGACCGCATTGGCACCCTGTGAGCGCGCTTCTGCGACCAGTCGGCGACGTGCCTGCTCGTCGCCAGCATCATAGGTGTACTCACGGATAGGCATACCGAAAATATTGCAGAAGCGTGCCCAATCAGCCATGTCGCCACGCTTGTAAAGGACGGCAGGTAGGAGTTCGGCAAAAATTCCGAGCTCACGCTCCTTTCCGACAAAGAGCATATTGGGAAACTGCTCAACCGGTATACCATCTATCTCCCCCTGGTACTTGAGAATGCGCCGGTGTATAGGGTCATAGTGTTTACGGTTGATGAGATCATAGCGTATGAAGCCATCATCATCGCGCCAGAACTGCATGATGGAGAAGCCGTAAAACTCAGAAAGGACACAATCCTTTCGGAACTGCTTGAACCATGGCGAGCGAATCTGACTGTTGATTTCTTCGTCGGGTTCGCCGTTGCGCTGGAACTCTATGGGTATCTTGGTGACCCCTCTCAACCGCTTTGCGAGCACCCCCGATAGATGGAGGTCGAGCATAGCGGACTCATACATGTCGTAGAGTCGGACTCGGTTGGAATAGTCGATGCCCTGCGCTGCCTTGACAGACGCCATGTAGGCTTTCATGTCGAAGAAGAAGACCTCAGGCATCTGCAGCACGATGTCGGGCTGTCGCTGCCCGGGTGATGTGAGCATACCACCCTGTGTGATGCGTTTTTGTGAGGTACGCATAGACCTATTTGTTTTTAAGTTCTTGTTAGCCATATTGATGATGATTTATGATCAGAGAAAGACAGGTCGTACCTCGTCGGCTGCAATCTGCCAGCGTGAATTGTCGGCCAGAGTGTCGTCGGGTAGCAGCGGTGCCCCATCGATAGTGATGTCGCCAGCCATTACGCCTTTAAGCCACTCAATGGCGCGGTCGTAGCGGTCCTGCCGTATCTTCGCAATCTTGTAGGGGTTGTGCTGACAGAAGATGTGAAACACAGCGATGTCTACGGCGAACATGAGAATGAGTGCGTGGCGTTCTGCCCCACGCGCGGAGAATATAGCGTCGCAGTCGTAGGCTTTGTTGAGATATGACCGCATTTCGGCTACGGCTCGGTCCTCGCACACCTCTATGATTTGCGGGTCGTAAGCCGGTGTGTCCTTGCGCAACAAGGCATCGAGGATGTCGCGGTGAATAGAGGCGTCGTAATCGGATAATGAAATAAAGTTGTCCATATAAAAACATGATATTTTGAGTTTTGAAATTGTTATTACATACGATACGGGTTGTCCTCGTTGAGCTCGGCATAAGAGACGGTGTATGTAGGCTCCATCTCAGCCGTCTTGAGGTCGGTAATGGTGACCGCTCCCTCGACGGCATCGGGTCCGTCGGCAGGATAAGGCAGCGTGAGCTCGAAGAGCTTGAACTGGTTTATGAGTTCCTGCATCATGGGGTTGTCCCGTTCCTGCTCGTTGAATACCCAACGACACTCTCGGTCGATGGGTTCCAGATTGGCCTCGATGCGCGTAGCCTTGTCTGTCTTTTTGCGGTCGTCGCCCTTGATGTAAAGCTCCCGTCGGCGGTCGCGGCACTGATCACGCAGCAGCGGTCGGAAGACCTGGTTGAAAAACGGGTCCTGTAGCTTGTTGTTCTCCATATACCAATAGACATTGGCTTTATGTGCGACATAATCGTCCATGGCAAAATACCACGATATGAAGTTGGCATTGGTCTCGCGGGCAAGGAAAGCCTTGATGACATAGTAGACCCCCTTGAGCTTGCCGACAAGAACAAGCGCCTTTGTTGACGATGCCTTCTTGCGAGAATCAGAGTAAGCAGGGTCGCCATATCCGATGAGGAAGCGGAACTTTGATAGCGGCGGCACTTTACCGTAAGGCAGGTTCTTGAAGATTTTTCCTTCTGCCACGGGGTTGTTGAAATATTCGCCTTGCTGCGCCTTTACTGAGATTTTGGAAAGGATGCGGTCTATTTGCTCCTCCTTGTTCTTCTGCGGCCATGTGGAGCGTCCTGCGGCGTCGCGTATGTTGACAATGTCCCATGAGTTAGCGAGATGTCCTGCGCGTGTGATGCAGCAGTCCTTTGCGATGATGTTGCCACACCAAAGAACCAATGTTGGTTCAGAGATGGAACGTGTAGGATAAAGCGCGTGCTCCGCCCAGTCCCATTTCTTGTCGAGCGTGACTGGGTTTCGGCAGTCTTCATCGGTGTCGTAGTCATCAAAATAGAGGATGTCGGGACGTATGGCCTCGTTGCGCATACCACGTGGAGCAGAACCTGCTCCGAGGGCAATGAACTTGGCTCCACAGCGGCACGAAAACTCAGAATCAGTCCACTGCCCGATGGTGGTCTGCTCGCCGTAGAACTGGCGTATGCGCGGATTAGACTCGAAATTGATTTTGAACGGAAGGAGCAGACGCTTAGCCGAGTCGATGGTGGCCGATGCCAGAGCGACAAAGCGCTTGCGCCGTGTGAGCGTAAGGAACATGATAATGAACATGGCGACGGTGGACTTTGCCAGCTCGCGCGACCATGAGAGCACCTCGTACCACTCGTCGTTGGCAATGACGCGCCGTATGGCCCGAATATGGAACGGTGCGAACTCGTATTTTGCGTAAGCAGGGAAAAAGAACTTTATCCATTCTATGGGGTCGCGTTCAAGTTGAGCACGTTGGCGCTCTATGTCCTGACGCGTGAGGCTGTTGTCGACCTCAACACCGCGCAGTAGGCTTTTGTGAAACTCCTCCCAAACGGCAAGAGACTGTCTGTCTTTAGCTGTAGCCATTACTTACGGGCCCTCCCTGCCTGATCCTTGATAAACGCATCGAAATAGTCGTTGAACGTGCGTGCCGCTTCGGCATCGACGGGGCGTAGCCATGAGAGGAAGCGCATGGCAACAGAGACGCAATCGGATACGCCGATGTCCTGTTCCAGCTTTTTGACGGCTCCAGCAGTTTTGACGATGGCATCGGCCTCCTCGGTTGTCGGGAAGCGTTCGCCAGGCTGTCGTGCTTCGATTCGCTTGTTGATTTCGGCGAGTTGGCGCTTATATTGCGCGATGAGCTGTTCCGTTGTGATGGTGCGTGAAGCCTTCAGCTCCTCCCATGCTCCATCGCGGACCCACCGCGAAACAGTCTGACGTGTGGTTCCCACCTTAGCAGCAATCTCCTCCTGGGTGTATGCTCCGTCGAGGAAGAGGGACTGGGCTATGCCTTTTTTGTCGATATTGTTTTTTGTCATAAGATGAAATAAAAAATGCTTGTTAACAGGATGCAAAGTTCTATGTTTTCGGGTAGAAGTTCAAACCACGGTTTTATGATGACGCCAGGAAAAGTGACGATAACATCAGAAAACGACACGATAAAAACACGGTTTGCAAGCGGACGGATTTTTATAGAATTTTGCAAGCGAAAATTTAAAAACAGAACGCGAAATGAAGTTTTTCAACACAATACCAGGTGACGGCGAGGTGGCCATACTGCTGTACGGCGACGTGGGCGACGGACAGAAGGTGGACAGTGGCCGCGTGGTGAGCGAGCTGATGGCTCTGCAAGCGCAATACGACAAGATAGACGTAAGGATAAACTCGAACGGCGGCGACGTGTTCAGCGGCATAGCGATATACAATGCGCTGCGCACCTCGAAGGCGGACATAACGATATATGTGGACGGTGTGGCAGCGAGCATAGCAGGCATAATCGCTCTATGCGGCAAGCCCCTCTATATGTCGCCGTACGCGAAACTGATGCTGCACGCTGTAAGCGGCGGTACATGGGGCAACGCCTCAGCCCTGCGCCAGACGGCAAGCATGATGGAGACGCTGCAGGGCGACCTGGCACGCATGATAGCCCATCGTTGCGGAATGGAGGCAAAGGAGGTGACCGCCCGCTACTTTGACGAGAAAGACCACTGGATAAGCGCAGATGAAGCGGTGAGTATGAAACTGGCAGACGGACTGTACGACATGGGCGAGAAGCCCGAAACGGAGCCGAAGACCGCCGGTGAGGTATATCAGTATTTCAACAACCGGCTGCAGACGCAGCCACAAAACCAGAATAAAGACATGGCACTATTAGAAGAACTGAAGAAAATGCCCACGTTCAAAGATGTGAACAGCGAGGCAGAGCTGCTGATGAAAGCCCAGCAGCTGGAGAACCAAGCAACCAAGGCAGAAGCCCTGGAGAAAGCCAACAAGGCGTACAAGGAGAAAGCCGAGGCAGCCGAAGCAGCCGAGGTGGAGGCTATTGTGAACAAGGCTGTGAGCGACGGCAAGATCGGCAAGGAGCAGGTGGCGACCTTCAAGGCTCTGATGAAGAGCGACCGTGCAAACACCGAGTCGCTACTGAAGGGCATGAAAGCCCAGAAGCCCCAGATGCGTGCAGCAGCTTATATCGACGAGCACCCCACCGGCAGCAGCTTTGCCGACAAGAGCTGGGACGAGCTGGACCGATGCGGTCTGCTTGCGGTGCTGAAGAACTCAGACCCGGGACTGTTTGCAGCGAAGTATAAGGAACGCTTCGGTGTGGCCTATAACAACTAACGGAATAATAACGAAAGAAAAAGGAGAAAAAAGAAATGGCATTGAACAAACAAATCTGGCTGAACACTATTGTCGAGAACTTCTACCCCGACAACTCGTTTGCCTCGAAGAGTATCGACGACTCTACCTTTGTGAGCTACAAGACGGTACACATTCCGAACGCGGGCACCCCGTCGGGTGTGGAAATAAACCGCACAAAGAAGCCCGCGAGCGTAAACCAGCGCACGGACAACGAACTGACCTACGACATGGACGAGCTGACCACCAATCCTATCTACATTCCGAACATCGACACTGTGGAGCTGAACTACGACAAGCGTAACAGTGTGCTGAGCAACGACCGCCAGCAGCTACAGAAGGTGGCGGCTCAGAACCTGCTGTATCGCTGGGCGAAGGGTGCGAACACACTTAGCACCAGCGGTGCGGCGCGCAAGGCGCATACTTCGGAAACCGCGACCGGCAACCGCAAGAAGTTTACGAAGGCGGTAGTGATGGAGGCGATGGTTAAGATGAACGTGGACGACGTGCCGACAGAGGGCCGCTATATGCTGCTTGACGCTGTGCAGTATGCGGATCTTCTGGACGACCTGACAGACAAGGAGCTCTCGGCATTCCAGGCTCTGGCAAATGTGAGCAAGGGCGTGATGGGACAGCTCTATGGCTTCAGCATCATGCAGCGTTCGAAGGTTCTGCGAGTGAAGGCAGACGGTTCGACCGTTATCAAATGGGAAGATGAGGGCGAGGCGACAGAACTTGCTGCAGGCCTTGCCTGGCAGCAGCAGTGCGTAAGCCGCGCTCTTGGCGATGTGAAGATGTTCTCTAATGAGGACGATCCACAATACTACGGCGACATCTACTCGTTCCTGGTGCGTGTTGGCGGCAGTCCGCGCCGCTATGACAAGAAGGGTGTATACCTTATCACGGAGGGTGCTGAAGCGTAGAGAATGAAAGGAGAATAGCTTATGCAACTACCGAGAGTAAAGATACAATTTCTGACGGGGCAGCTGGGCACCGTGGGCGACAGTCCGGACGGGCTGTTCGCCTTGGTGTGCGGCGCTGCTGCCGTTGGGAGCACGTTCGCGCTGAACACGGCGTATGAGGTGACGAGCATGGACAGTGTGCAGGCCCTGGGCGTGACTGAGGAAAACAATGGGGTGCTGTGGAAACATCTGTCGGAGTTTTATGACGAGGCTGGTGCCGGCGTGAAGCTCGTGGTTATGGGCGTGAGCCCGACGACAACGATGACGGCGCTTCTGGACTATACGAAGACATCAGCAGGAAGCATGCGCTGGCTCGTGGAGAAGGAGAACGGTGCGCTGCGAGGCGTGGGCGTGGCGAACGTGAACACGCTGTCGAGCGAGACAAGCCAGGAAGGCATAGACAAGGACGTGCTGACAGCTGCTGCAAAAGCGCAGCAACTGGGCGAATGGGCCACGACAGAGCTGTATGCACCGATGGTGACTCTGCTGGAAGGCAGAAACTACACAGAAGCGACGGAACTGCACGACCTTACAAAGGAAACGTGGGACAGAGTGGGCATCGTGGTGAGCGACACGAAAGCCGGAACGAACGGGGCGTGCATGGGCACGCTGCTTGGACGTGCGGCGAGCGTGAGCGTGCAGCGCAACATTGGCAGGGTGAAGGACGGGAGCCTGAAACCTCTGGAGATGTATGTCGGCGAGAAGAAGACGGAGGAGGCCAGTGAGAGCGTGAGGAAGCTGTACGAGAAGGGCTACATCGTGGCGCGGAAGTATGTGGGCAGGAGCGGCTACTACTGGGCTGACGACAACCTGGCGTGCGACCCTACGGGGGACTATGCGAAGCTAGCGCTGCGAAGAGTGATAGACAAGGCGTACCGCACGGCGTATGACACGCTTCTGGACATGCTTCTGGACGAACTGGAGGTGAACGAAGACGGTACGCTTGACACTGGCGTGGTGAAGAGCTGGCAGCAGACGGTGGAGACAGCGATAAACCGCAAGATGACGGCCAACGGCGAGCTGAGCAGCGGAAGCGACGGCGAGGGCTGCGTATGCAAGATAGACGAGACGCAGAACGTGCTGGCAACGAGCATGGTGAAGGTGACGCTGAAGGTGCGCCCTTACGGCTATGCGCGTTATGTGGACGTGAACCTGGGATTCCAAGTGACAACAAACGGCTAAAGAAGAAAGGAGGATAAGAATGTTCAATTCAAGAGAGTACGAATGGAGCGACGTGAACGTGGTGGCTGCGGGCAGACCGTTGACTGGCATAAGGGGCGTGAAATATTCGTCGAAACAGGAGAAGGAGGTGCTGCACGCGAAGGGCAACAAGCCACACAGCATACAGAGGGGCAACAAGACGTATGACGGCGAGCTGACGGTGACGCAAAGCGAATATGAGGCGCTGCGTGCTGCCGGTGGCGGCGACATACTGGACATCAGCATAGACATCGTTGTGGCTTACGGTAACCCGAGCAAGGGGGACGTGATAACGACGGACCTGCTGATGGGTGTGGAGTTCACAGAGGACAACACGGAATGGAAGCAGGGCGACAAATTTCAGGAGAAGTCGCTTCCGTTTATCTTCCTGGACAAGAAGAGCGTGTAG